CGCCGAGTGCTGCTTGCAACCACTGCACCGCCCGCTTCGGCCCAGAATGCACGGCTGAGTCGACAAGCAGGTGCAGCAGCGCCGGATCGGAGATGGCGTCAAACCCAGGGGCGGTGATGTACTGCTGGCGGTAGATCGCGCGCGCCTCATCTTCCGTCAGCGCCTGCACTTCGTTTGCTGTTGCTGGTCGACCGAGCTTGCGCCAGTAGCCCAAGGTCTGTGCAGTGATGCCGTACTTGGTTGGGCCGCCGTGATCCGCCGGGTGATTCACATAGCCCCCTTCGCGGCGGATGATTGCGTCGAGAATGTCGTCGATCACGATATTACTCCTTGTGTTCGTGGTTGATCGGTGCGGCAAAGCGCGACTGCGCCCAGCGTTCGAACTGATGGATCGCTTGACCGGCCATGTGACCGGAGATACCGACAAGGGCCGCGGTCAGCAGTCGGTTGATCTCGGAGGCCTCACACAGCCAAAAAGTGATGAGGCCGGCAAAGGCGCTCGTTGCGATCTCGCCGATGAGCTCCGCCACGTTGAAGGCCCGGGTCTCACCGGATTTGAGCTTGCGGTAGAAATTAACAAGCCCGCCCCAGGCGGCCAGTCCCGTCACCCAAAGGTAGGTGATGAGGCTGTAGGTGGTGGGGTCTTTATCTTGCACGCTGCGCTCCTTACTCATCAGGCGTTGCGTCTTCCTGCGCCTCTTCAAATTGCTCGCACTCGACGTGTGTCGTGTAGCCGTTTGCGTTGATGCGGTGCTCTACCCGCTTGATCCGCCACACTGACGGGAGACCCGGGCGCAAGCGGATCGACAATTTGCTCTCTGCCGCGATCTTGGGGTCACCAGGTAGGTAGAAGCTCAGCTCACTTCTGCCGCGCTCCCCGCAGTTCTTGCGGGTGGCGGCTGCCGCTTTGGCCTCAGCCTCGCTGGCATAGACGTGACGGATCTCTTCAAACGGTGGCGACCCCACCGTCACCTCTCGCCGCTCGCCTCTGTCGAAATCCCACCAGTAGGCTTTGACGCCGCCGCTTTTGCCGGAGCTGTCTTGTTGCTGCTGCGCGCCCGTACCGGCCGGCTGCCGGGCGCTATGTTGATAGCGCCACTGCGCCAATCGCGAGGGCTCGATCACCAGCGGCGGCAACCGCTGGCCGGAGATCGCCTTAGCGACACCGCGCTTGGCCAGCACCAGAAAGCCGGATACTGGCTTCACTACGGCGTCGTAGCGTGCAGCGAGCCGGGTGAGAAACGCCATGTCCGACTCCGCCGTCTGGTCGATGTGGGGCAACCGCACCCTGCCGAGATCGGGGTCGATCCTGGGCTCGTAGCGGTGTTCGCGCGCAATTCGCTCGACAAGCTCGCCGAGCGTGGTTTCGTCCCACGAGCGGCTCTTGGGGCTGCGAAATGGCCCGACCATGTCGGCCGCTTTTGCGCCGACGGTGAGCGTTGCGGGCGGCGCGCTGATCTCGATCTCGTCGACGATGAACTTGCCCATCTTCACCCACGCAGCCCCTTTGTAAGCGAGCGACACCTCAAGAACGGTGCCGATCCGGGGCAACTGCGCGATCGCACCATCGGCGCGGCGCCGATCGTCGAGGGTTAAACGCAAAGTATCCGACTCCAGCCCCGCTTCGTCGGTGACGGTGAGTTCAAGCAGTCGATCGGCAATCGCGCGCGTGACGTCCGCCCGGTCGGCAAGAATCTGGAATGTTGGCTGCATCGTACCTCCTAGGACCAGATGCGCAGTACTGGCGCCACAGGCTTGTCGTTGAGTGCAGGGAGCAGCACTGGCGTCCCCTCGCGCATCGCGGCCATCTGGTCGATCGGCAACCGAGCAAGATGGCGGTTCTCGGCAAGCACCAGCGGGACAATGTCGACGCGTCTATAGTGGCGCCACACCAGCGCGTCGAGCGATTCACCTTCCCGCGCGCGGACGACTTGAGCGCTGTCCGTCATGTTGCTGCTCCTTGTAGCTGTGTCAGCGCCGAACGCGCTTGCGCGAGTTGGTCGGTGAGGGCGCCAAGCACTGCCGCATGACCGCGGCCACTGGCGATGAGCCGGGCCACCGCCTCGGCCGCAGTGTCGAGCGCTTGCAGTAAATCGGCGATCTGCGTGGCCAGCACTGTCAGTGACGACATGGGAGCGCTGGCAAGCGTCACCACCCGTTCAATGGCAGCGTCGAGCGAATCGATCCGCAACTCTTGTGATCGCAGCTCGCTTTGCGCACGGTTAAGCGCCGTGCGCAGCGGCGATACAAGGTCGGAGAGGGCTTGCTGGAGTAGCGATCCCCTGCGAATCGCGCTACCCCCTTCGCGCAACGCCTGGAGCACCCCAGGAAGCGCGTCGAGTACGCTACCGATTGCAGCTGTCGGATCGAACGCCTCGAGGCCGATCGTGGAGAGCATCGCGAATGGGCTCCACACGCCCCCGGTGGTTTGGGTGACCGTCTCGTCCTCGCCGTAGCTTTTGAGCTTAACTTCGAATTCGATGCGTCGCGGCTGGCCGTTGTCCATCAAGACGCTGCGGGTGTCGCCAACCTCTGTGATCACCCACGCCCCCCAGACGCGGCCAAGGCCGTCGACCAGCTGCACCGGTTTGCCTTGGTCGGCAAGCTCGCGCATCGCTTCGATCTCTCTGAGCCCCCCGTCAAACTGCGGAAACAGCACCCCGCGCAGCTTGATATCGGTCGCGTCGCGCCCGACAAACTGCAGCGCAGGTTCTCGGCCGATGCGCGCCTGCTCAGGCCAGCGCCACGACTGGGTCATCACCAGCGTCTGGTAAGTGGCGTGGCCAACCTCAAAGCGAAAAGGCCCAAGGCTCATCATCACGTAGTCGGCCATAAACGCTCCTAGTCGTACATCGCGCCGCGGGAGCCACGCAGCGCCTCGCGGATCATGGTGCGTAGCCGACGATCGAGCTCGTCGGCAATTGCTTGCGGGTCACTACTCATGCCGTTGGCGTAGATCGTGATCTGCGGCGCGAAGTGGATCGGGGCGGCGGCGGTAGCAGGCGCGCCTGAGGTTGGCGAACCTGCTCGGAGTGGGTCGCCTGGTGCGACGGGTTGCGCGCGTACTGGCGTTGCTTGAGTACCCGTCGCGTTTTTGGCCGGCACTTCTTTTGTCTCCGGCGCGTCTCCCCACACCGGCCGCAGCGCCGGCAGCTTGATCTCGTCGACCTGAGGCGAGAGCGCCAAGCCCAAGGGTTGGAGCTCTGGGAGCTGCACTTGTGGGCGCTGTAGCGGCAGCGCCTGGAGCGACTGCGCCAGTTGCTCGACTTCACCCACCACCGCCGGTCCAGCAGCGGCTACCCCTTGCGCCAAGCCAAGCGACAGCGCAGCGCCGAGCGTGGTAAAGACCCGCGAAGGACTGTGGATCCCGAGGAGCGACTTGAACCGATCGCGCACGTTGGCAGCCACCTCGCCGATGGCCGCTGTCGCGCGCGACACCGCGCCACGGATGCCCTGCACCAAACCGTCGATCATCGCACTGCCGAGCGTCATCAGCTCACCGGGCAGCGTCTTGAGACGATCGAGCGCTGCACCGAGCGCTGCCGTGATTCCCTGCGTGATGCCGCCCCACAACGTGGTGAAAAACCCTGCGATCGGCTGCCACGCAGCATGCAGTGCAGCCAAGGGTGAGAAAGACAACAAGCGCTGAAACCCTTCGACCACCCACCCCACCAAGGTGCCCACCGCGCGCAGCGGAAAAGTCAGCACCGTAAACGCAGCACCCAACACGCTGCCAATCACCGTTCCCAGTGACCGCCCCGACGCGGACAGGCTAGCAAACTCCTCTTGTGTCAGCGCGACTGGCGCAAGCAACTGCCCGATCCCGCCAAAGAGACCGCGTACAGCATCGGCAACAACGCCGAAGACCGAGGCAAGCGCGCGCCCGACCGGAGCCAAGGGAGCCAAAGCCGTCGAGAGGCGAGTGATCGCCGGCTGCACCGCGTCGCGGATGCCTTGGAACACGCCGCCGACGTAAGCAGCCAGCGGATCCCAGTATTTGCGGATCACCAGGGCGAGGCCTGCGACCGCCGCACCGATGCCCGCGACAACCCAGGTGATCGGGTTGGCCAGAAGCGCTGCGGTGGTGGCGCCGATCGCGGGCAGCATCGACCAAAAGGCCAGTGCCGCTCCCCTGATTGGGGCGATGAGACCCAGCGCGCCGCTCTGAATGCGGCTCCAGGCCGTCGACAAAAGCCCCGCACTGGAACCCGTCGCTGCCGCCTGCACTTGCAACAGCGCCAAGCCCGCCCGCGCTGAGTGAAACGCCGTGTTGGCGGCCAGGATCGGCCCCTTCACAAAGGTCCAGGCGTAGCCGAGCGCGATCGTCGCGACCTTCAAGGCCAGCACGGCACCGACCGTGCCCACCACCACCTGCGTGACGATCGGAAAGCGCTCGGCCAGTTGGGTGAGGCTTGCAATCGACTTCATTGCGGCGCCGACCAGGCTGTTGAGCGACGGCAAGAGGGCGTTGCCG